GCCTGGTCCTATGAAAGATGAAAAAGGTAGACCTACTCGTAAGGCTGCTTCTTTAAAAAGGTGGAATTGCAAATGAGTGCAGAACGCGAAGTTATAGAACACGGTGTAGAAATTAAACATATTCAATTAGACGTGGATAGTATTATGGAAGACATGGAACAATTAAAAAAACGTCTTGATGGTATTGAAAAAACACTAGAAGAAATCAAAGGCGGATGGAAAGTATTCATTGCTATTGCTACTATTATTTCAGGCGTTATAAGCTGGATGGTGACGCACTGGTTAGGAAAATAACATGAAAGCTTTTATAGATAAAATATTTAGGGCTAAAAAGCAAAAGGAGTTATTAGATGACATCACTAATACAGAAGTTATACAAGAAAATAAAGAAATACTTAGCGAACAAATTGAAACAAGTATTAAAAAGTACATAGAAGAAGTAAAACAACACACAGATACAAAGGACGATTAAATGCCTAGTAAATCAAAAGCGCAACACAAATTGATGGCAGCTGTAGCTAACAACCCAGCCTTCGCTAAGAAAGTTGGTATATCAAAATCAGTAGGAGAAGAGTTTATGAAAGCAGATAAAACTAAGAAGTTCGGACTAGGCGGATCAACAGGAGCATTAAAAAAAGTAGATGCAAATGAAAATCCAGGATTATCAAAATTACCAACGGAGGCTAGAAATAAAATGGGATACATGAAAAAAGGCGGTATGATGGACAAAAAAGATATGGCACAAGATAAAAAGATGGCTAAAAAAGCTGTAGGTATGCATGAGAAACAACTTCATGGTGGTAAGAAGTCAGACTTAGCTAAGCTTAAATCAGGAGGCATGACTAAGATGGCTAAAGGTGGATCATGTTATTCTAAAGGTGGTCAACTTTCTAAAGCTAATGGTATTGCTGTTAAAGGTAAAACTAAAGGCAAGATTTGCTAAGGAGAATAATATGGCAATAAAAGAAACTCTAACAAAAATTAAAAGACGTATTACAGATGAAGACGATGAGCTTCCTGCATATAAAACAAACCGAGATGTAGCGAGAGAAGGCGTGGCTCAAGATAAAAAAGCTAAATATTTAAAAAGCTATGGTGCAGGATTAAAAGATAGTTTAGACGTTTTCAAAAGAAGAGGTGATCTTGACATGGAGATGAGCAGGACCGCAAGTCCAGAAGGTCAAGGCTTTGAAGAAATGAAAGATGCTATTAGGTCAGAAAGAAAAAGAGCTGGATTACCTACAGAAAATATGAAAAAAGGCGGAAAAATAACAGCTGCTAATTATGATAAAGAGTATGGCAAAATATATCGTAAAGCTGTTAAAAAAATGTCTTCTGGTGGTTCAGTAGGATCAGCGTCTAAACGTGCAGATGGTTGTGCTACTAAAGGTAAAACAAAAGGACGGATTATTTAAATGGCTGGCGGATCAGGTGGCTTATTAGCTCAAGTAATTGGAAAAGGATTTAATAAACAACTAAATCCTTCTGGTGAAACAACTTTAAATTTAAATTCTGGACAACAAGTGCCAGCAAATGCCCCTGCAGGTAAAAATCCTGGTACTGTAAATGCTTTAAGTGCTATATTACAAGGAGGACAGCCTAATACTAGTATGAATTTAGAGTCATTACCTACACTTAATCTAGAAACCCCTACTGAAAAAACTATGGCTGCAGGCGGAATGGTACAACCTTCGATGGCTTCATACAACCCAACATTTCAAAGTGCGTATACTCCTATTGCATCTTATGGACAAACAGTAATGCAACCACAACAAAATGTACAGCAGCCAATACAGCAACCATTACAACAGCCTGTAAATCAGCAACAAATACAACCTATGCAACAAGGATTAGGTACATTATTAAATAATACTGGAGTTCAACAATGAGACCTTCACGTGGTATGGGCGCTATAAAGAAAACTAAGATTCCTAGTGCTACTGAAAATAAAATGCCTAAAGGCAAGGTAAAAGCACGTCGTGATAATACGGACTTTACTCAGTATAAAGAAGGTGGCAAAGTAAACGCTGCAGGTAACTACACAAAGCCATCACTTCGTAAAAGAATTGTAGCTCAAGTTAAAGCTGCTGCAACGCATGGTACTGGTGCTGGTCAATGGTCAGCCAGAAAAGCACAACTAGTTGCTAAGAAATATAAAGCTGCAGGTGGCGGATATAAGTGAGTTGGTCAAAAAAATATAAATCGTCTATTGATTGTGATAATCCAAAAGGGTTTTCTCAAAAAGCACATTGTGCAGGACGTAAAAAGAAAATGGCTAGTGGTGGTTTAGCAGCGCCTCAACGTTCACTAAAAGCATGGGGTGAACAAAAGTGGACAACTAAGTCTGGTAAAAAGTCTAGTGAAACAGGTGAAAGATACTTACCAGAAAAAGCAATTAAAGCATTAAGCCCTCAAGAGTATGCTGCTACAACGAAGGCTAAAAGAGCAGGTAAAGCTAAAGGTAAACAGTTTGTAGCTCAACCTAAATCAATTAAACAAAAAGTAAAACCTTATAGAAGAGTTAAATAATGGTAGATAGAACCACAGGGCAGACGAGTTTTAACTTAGATTTAAATAATCTTGTTGAAGATGCATTTGAACGATGCGGACAAGAATTACGTACTGGATATGAACTACGTACTGCACGACGTTCACTAAACCTACTTACTATTGAGTGGGCTAATCGTGGTATTAACTTATGGACTGTAGAACCTGGTCAAATTAATCTAAACCAAGGTCAAATTATGTATGCGTTGCCTACTGATACGATTGATTTGTTAGACATGGTGACTAGAACCGGTACAGGATCAAACCAACAAGACATTAATATTAACCGTATTAGTGAATCTACCTACATTACGATACCAAATAAAAACGCTACAGGTCGTCCTATACAAGTGTGGATTAATAGACAGAGTGGTCAAGAGAACCCTACTGATTTGTATACAGATGGCGCAGTTACTGCAACGGCTACTACGATTAACTTAACTTCTATTGTAGGTTTAGCTCAGTTTGGCTTTATTAAATTAGATAATGAAACCATTCAGTATGGCGGACTTACAACGACAACAAGTGGCTCTACAACATACTACCAACTAACTGGATGTATACGTGGTGTTAATAACACGGTGGCTGCAACACATACAACGGCTACTAGAGTATTTGTACAGAACTTACCTACAGTCAATGTATGGCCAGCACCGGATCAAAGTAATTTTTATCAGTTTGTGTATTACAGATTAAGACGAATTCAAGATGCAGGTAGCGGTATCTCAGTAGAAGATATTCCGTTTAGATTTATTCCTTGCATGGTTGCAGGGTTAGCTGCGTATTTAAGTATGAAGTTACCTAATGTATCTCCTGATCGTATTCAGATGTTAAGAGCAGATTATGAAGCAGCGTTCCAATTAGCAGCTGACGAGGATAGAGAAAAAGCAAGCGTTAGGTTTGTGCCTAGAGATATGAGTTACATAAGGTAGACGATGCCAACTAAATTTGCCAGCGCCAAGAACTCGATTGCACAGTGTGATCGCTGTGGATTTAGATTCAAACTAAAACAACTTAAAACATTGGTTATTAAGACCAAAAATGTTAATATACTTGTATGTCCTGAGTGTTGGGAACCAGATCAACCACAATTAAGTCTTGGTCTATACCCAGTGAACGACCCGCAGGCAGTGCGTAATCCAAGACCTGATAGTCCTGGTTATTTTCAATCAGGTTTAACTGGAATACAAATACAATCTGGCACAGGCGATGATGTAGATCAAACAGGCGTACCCTCAGGAGGTAGTCGAGTGTTTCAGTGGGGTTATAATCCTGTAGGCGGTGCTAGTTTTTTTGATGCACCATTAACACCTAATGACTTAGTAGGAACAAGTGTACTAGGTGATGTAACAATATCAATATCTTAAGGAGAAGTAAAATGGCATATAAATCAGGCGCAGACGGTATTACTAAACAAGGTAAAACCAAAGGTAAAAATTTAGGTAACGACGGTGCTTCAGTAGGTATCGAAAAAGGCCCTAAGCATGCAGGTTCTAAAGGCGGTAAAACTAATGCTGATATGAAAAGTATGGGCAGAGGTTTAGCTAAAATTGCAGCACAGAAAAAAGGATAATT